GTTGAATTGCACCATAATAATGGCATTGTCTTTGCTTTGGATAAGCATCTCACGCATCGGACACGGAGATCTTTATTTCTTAAAAAGAAATTATGCACCCGGTGGGTATGTATTTTGAAATACACGTGGGGTACATAAAAAGAATATGGGTTGAAAATCAACTCCAGCTGCATAATATACAGCAACTTGCGGCCATGCAGCAGTAGCTGCAAAAGTCGTAATAGAATTGAAAAATCTTGTGCGAAACACAACCTCATCAAAAATCTGTAATTCAGTAGAGGGATCTCTATTTCGAACAGTTTTAAAGGCTTGTGTAAAGCGGGAATTGGAATATTGTGGAACATTAACAGATAATGCTGCTTGAGTAGCATAATTAGTTAAAGACATTCCTTCTTGTCCACGAGCAGTGAACGGGCCAGGAATATTCCTAATGGCCAAGCGAGGAACTTCACCTAAAAGTAAAGCACTCGCATACTCCTGTTTACCATTACGATTACCAGAAGAAGGAGCGACTAAAGGAGTCTCATAAAGACGAGAAGCTGTAACTTCTGGAATAGGAGCAGTTGTAGTACTTAAAAGATTGAAATGCAAATTAGTGCTACCACGAACACCTACAAAACAATTTATCGTCCAATCTATTGGATGATTTGTATTAAAAGCATATGGTACAGGTGCAGCAGATATAGTTGCAAAGTTATAAGCATAAGCATTACGCCCAGTACCTAAAGGATACCTCCAATATCCATTAACAGTAGATAAAAAACCAGCAGCACTAACTGTTGTTGGCGATCCAATATACTGAATACAAGATAAAGAAGACCTATGTAATAATGGTCTAATAGATGCATGTGTTTCACCAGTAGTTATTGAAGATATTTGAGCATCCACCGAATGCTGTTTATTATCAATAGCAATTTTATTTTCCACCTCAGAAGATTGAATAACTCCTGTAGGATCAGAAATAGTCCAACTTAATGCAATCTCTGTTGGAGCAGCAAATGTAAAATCATCACCAGCACGTACATAACCTAAAATATCAATTTGAGGTGACGCAGCTGGTCCTGTTAAAACATTTTGAACACGAATAGTAATTGAACCATTATGGTAACTACTATCATATGTATAAACTGGTGTAGCACCATTACTCAAAATAGAAGTTGATCTATTAGTAGACAAATATGGAGTAGTAGCTTTATATGGAACTATAAATTCTACCTCATCCTCCAATTGTAAATCTACAATACGAGTCAATGTCGTAGTCTCATTATCAGCTGTAGTAACATTAGAACCAGTAGGATCCCAAGAAATAAGCAATCTACCAGTATGATACTTTGTTTTAATAAATCGAAATTTATAAATTAAAGAACCACGCCAATAACGATACATTTCCGAAAAATGACTAACTGGTGGACATGTATACACAGAACCTGAGTTAATTAAATACCCAGGAGCAACAAGTGCTGACCATAAAAGTGTATCAGCAGCTTGAGAACCACTCCATAAAGTACCTAATATAAAACTTTCTCTCGTCAAAAGATTAGAAAAAGCCAATGGATCATCTTCATCAACTCCTGCAACAGTTGGACTAATAGTGACCTCATTCTTTGGATCTAATGTAAGCTTATCTATAGGCATACGTGTTTCTGAATTAGCGAAAGCATGAAATGTTTTAGGTTGAAAACCATGAACATCATCAATAACAGGCGGGTTGGAATATCCAAACAACCGCGCTATACTTGATATAGCTCTTGCTCCAATACTAGTAGCATTAGCAAAAGGACCTATAACAGGAACATTTACCAACTTTGCTGCTATATTAGCAGCAGCAGTAGATGGTCCTGAAATAGTCCCCGATGAAGTTTCATATTCATCAGATTGCAATGCAAGTTTTGTAGTAGGTCCCATTAATTGAACCTCTTCAGCCCAGGCATAAACAGAAACATTCACACCCGCACCGGCAACACCATTAGCAGAACGTAAATTTGCATATTGCAAAATTTGTAATTGTCCCATCGCTGAAAACTCAAAATTGGTAGTAAGATCTAACCAATTTTTCGGCCATAAAAATGGTAAAACCATCTCAGCAGAGGACATATTCTGTGGTTCTAAATATAAACCTGGTGTTTGAGAAAAAGGAACTTGATCTGCTACATTTACATAGTCAGATCGTTCATCACCAAGAGGAAAATAACAAGCTCGTAAACTACCATAATAAAAAGGAGAAGCATTTAAAATAAATTTTAAATGCAACTTACATTGAATTCTGGCATAATTGTCAATTTTCTTCTTTATATGAACATCATTAAAAAATAAGTCCCAGGGGCTATATGTTTGTTGATAAAAAGTGCTTTCCTGCCAAATAAAATTGATAATTCTAACTGGTCGACTCAAAAAAGAGCCTAAACCTGCTAAAGTATCAGAATCAGCATCATAATCACCATTAGACATATTACCCATATAAATTTGCTCTGAAAGAGCATCATCTTTAAACTGAATATTTTCAGCTTGAGTAACAGATTCAGAAGTATTTTCTGTATCTGTCACTTCCTCAGATTGAACACAAAGTTCATCTGCCATCCATGTGCATCTAAAACATGCACATGGGGATTCGGTATTTTCTGATTTTTGATTACTAGATATAGAGGTAATCAGTTCCTCCTCCATATCATTATTGTAACAATTGTGTAAAAAATTTCCGGAATTATAAAATCCCCACGATTTATCTTCCATTGTCGTGAGTAGGGGTGGTAATAGGGGTTAACATCCTATCTGTAAATACAGACTTTTGGGAACACCAATGTGAACCTCGCGTACATCCCATCTCCCAAGTTTACCAGACTTTAGGATAGGTAACTATGTAACTTACGTCTACATTTTGGTTTAAAGGACCTTATAGATTAGGCCCAAATTTAAGATTACCACTTAAATCTAATATCACGTGAAGCTTCCTTATAATCAATAATCATATTATCAAAATCTGGAAAATCACGAACAACATAAGGTTGTAATCCTTTTTTAGCAATTACTTCTAAAAACATAGAACGTTTTTCCTCAAAAACCGTTCTACCATAATAAAAATACTCACCTAAAGCATTATATATCAGATCAACAGCTTGCCTTTCAGGACAAACTACTTTACTGGGTAAACATTTAGTAAGCATCTTAGCAATAGAATCTTCTTCTAATTGAGCAACATGAGCATTCAACTCAGATTCCCAACGCCAAGCACGCTTCAAAAAACTAATTTGATTAATATTAATAAAAGGTATACTCACTGACTCCTTATCAGCCATAGTATACTTTACACCAATCTTCTCCATCTCAGCTTGAATAATAGTATGATCAAAATTCTTTGCGAGTTGTGAAACTCCCATAGTATTATCATCACCATACGTTATTAAATGAACTTGTTTCTTAAAAAGTGATAAAATATTACCACCTTTAACCCAAGCATAACGCATGTACATAGCATTTACCATCGAATTAATAATTACAGTTAATGGGTGACCTGAAGGATTAGATCCCCAAAATTCAACCAAATCACCGTTCATATTACATAAAGGAAAAGCAGTATCAGCTCCAATACAAGAAACTATACAACGATCCTTTTCAGACCAACCAGCTTTTGTAATAATTATATCTATAACTTTAAAAGCAGCTAAAATCCATTGCGCACTCATTCTCTTATCAAATTTAGAGAAATCGCCTGCAATCATACGATCCTTACCAAAATAAGTCAAATAACGATACATTTCTTCCCACTCCATAGAAGTAGCATTAGTACCAGGAGCAGCTTCAAAAGTATATTTATTATTTTGTAATACTCTAACAAAAGTTAAAAGATATTTACGCATAACAAATGACCAATCAGCTGGAGCACCTAGAAAAACTCTAGTAGCACCTGATTCTATTTTAGAAAACTTAGTTGGTTCATCTTTTAGATGAGCCATAAAAACAGGCATATAACGTTGACCAGTTTCATATTTTGAAATTATTCTATTTACACGATTGTAAAAAGAATCATCAAAATCAACTGCATCATTCCAGATTTCCTCCTGATGAGGTTCTGTCATAAAGAATTTCTTCTTCTTATTATATGGCCATCCCATAGAAGTGTTACGATTCATCTTATCAACATACTTAACACCAGGAATACCATTAACTGTAGCTAAATCTGAAAGAATTATCATTTCTGCCAAATCTTCAGCATTTAGTTCAGATAAAATATCACTAGCATAAGCTTGAACACAATCATCAATAACACTTTGTTCAGCTTGAAAAGTTTGCTGAACTATATCAGTTGTTGCCAAATGCCAAGGTTTATAACCAGACATAACAGGCTTATCAGTCTTTATCTGATAACCACGCTCCACCATTTCATCACAAATATGTGTTTTCATAACTTTAGAAGAATGACTAGGTCTCCAACCTGGAAAACTTCCATAAGCATAACCAACTCCTTCTTCAATAAAACGAACTGGAGCTTTATAATGTATTGGATCCAATAAAACTGGTTTATCTTGTGGGTCACATAAATATGGAGCACCACTTTGCACCATTGGTTCACCAAAATGCAATAAAGCCAAATCTACTTGTGTACGAGAAATTTGTACACTTTGACTTAAATTATTAGAACCACCTAAAATATGTAGTCCTAAAATATGAGGTCCTTGAGGTGTATTCCCAACTAATGGAGCACCACAATCACCTTTAACAGTATTATAAGTACCAACACATTTCCAAGTAGAAAAAGTGCCAGTAACTTTTGGATCAGAAATAGATTGCATAACATGTTGAATACCCTTAACAGGCATCTTAGTTATTTGACCTAATTCATTACGAAAAATCTTAGTACCATTACAAACAGTACGAAAAGATTCACCAGGAATACAATCAATAAGATTAGATTTTGGTGGCATATTATTCAAACGAAAGAAAACTAATTCTGAGTTTGGTATGCGTAACAAATCACGTTGAACTAACTTAATAACAAAATTTCCGTTAATTCCATCACCAATAGGCATTGAAATAATTTCAGCTTGAATATCAGCATAATCACAAATATTGTGACTAGTAGTGACACATAAATGTCCACCTAAACATAAAATACGCCCAGGTCTATGAACAGCCATACCTTTATCATTTATATAATTAAATTTAGCAAAAAAAACATTCTTTGCA